GCTTTGATCAATTACTGTTACTTGCACGCCGGGAGATAATAGAGCCATGGTAAAATCCTTTTTTCAATTATAGATATTTAGTGAAAAAGGAAAAAAGAACATCATATAGCGTCCCTACTTAGTAGGTTTTTTGCTAAATATTTCAATGAGACCCATATGTCAAGCTTGTAATCAACGACCCAGAGCCGTTGCCTATCACAAAAACAGTCAGACTCAATATCGGCGACTGTGTGAGTATTGTATCAAAAGAAAACGTCGTGTTCCAACACCTGTTCCTAGGTGGAAAACTTCTGGCTACAAGAAAAAATCAACATGCGATAGATGTGGATTCAAATCAAAGTATGCAGCTCAATTGATGGTGTATCACACAGACGGCAATTTAAACAACAATGAACTGAGAAATTTAAAAACCATATGTTTAAACTGCACTATAGAAGTTGTCAAAGCTGATTTGATTTGGAAAGCTGGGGATCTTGAACCAGATCGTTGACTTGTGTAAACAAATCATCTAGGCTAGAGTTATTGTCAATGACGGCATCAAATTTGGTTCCTACCCAACTGTATTCGCTGGCATGAACTTTGCTTTGTTCCAACCGACGTTTACTCAATGCCCAGTCTATGTTTCCAATGGATCCACGATTGGCACTAACTGCAGCATTATACCACTCAGGTTCTGGACCTCGCACCACACGCACCACAATTCCACCGGAATCTCGGATACTTTGAATTTCATTGGGAAATCTACAATCACTGATCACAATGTCATCTTGACTGTTTCGTAGTTTATTCTCTAAGGCAGCAATCCAGATATCGTCGTGAAAGGCTCGACGACAAACTTCTGTGCCCCAGTATTGTAAAATGTATCGTGGAGTAAGATCGGGCATGTCTAAACGTTCTGCCCACCATGGATCTACTTGTTCACGCCACTCACGACTTTGTCGGGTTCTACCCTCTAGCATGGCTCGATCCCAACCAAACACAGCACTGACTGCATCTTTCAAACTATTGGCAAAACTTTCACGTCTGAATTGATGTATGTTTACAAGATAGTCAGCAATGGTATCCTTGCCTGAGCCAATAAATCCACAAATTCCAATAATCATAATTTTTTATATCCAAAAACTTCAATGCATTCTTGTTGAATCCACTCAGGCAACTGATCAAAATCGCTTTCTATTTTACAGTTTGGCCAAGCAGGATCTTTTATATTGTTATACCAACCTACAAATAATTCATCTTTGGTTGCAGGAGGTGTCTCGTTGCAATCATGATCTAGCGATAGGTACGGTAGCTTGTAATTAGATGTATCTGCAAATTTTACTACTTCCTCAATATCACAATCCAACGCATGATACAAGATAAGTTGCTGTAATTTTTCTGTATGTTTCTGTGCCAATGAGATCATTAACTGATAGTTGTGCTCAATATCTTGTGCAATACTATCGGTGTATTGATGTATATTGTCTACCCAATACTGGGCATTTGTAACGATAGCATCTAATTTTTGTTCGGTATTTTCAATGTCATCGTATTGGATTGGAAGGTAATTTTCAAATGTTTTAAATCCCATGGTTTGTAATCTAGCCAATGCCTTGTCAGGACCAGCCATTAAAAACGGGCGTCGATTTATAATTGTTAACCATGTTTTTTCAGTCAACCACGGCGAAGTTGATCCAAACAATGTTTCGCTGATTATTTGAAACAGACTGTTTTGATACAATTCAAGTTTATAAGGTATTCCTCCGTAATGGAATCTTCTGTCGTCAGTGACGATTTCAATTTGATCTGGATTATTTTCATATGCCAACACAAATTTATGAAACTCTAAATCTGACAATTCATTGACCAATTGGCGACTGCGACGATAATGGTGTTGGTCCATAAAAAAAGACCAAGTGGCACGATCCAAGAGATTTTGTTGTTGTAGTTTATACAACAATCTAATTCTATGAAGTTTTTGTGGTTTTCCAGTCAAGAACAAAAACTTATTATTTTTATCACAATTCCAGTGTGTGGCAATTGCAGATTCTTTTTTAATCAATAGTCGTTGATATACCAACAATAGAAAAAAATTAATGTATACTGTGTCATCTATCAGAGACTTATCAATGAACTGTGTTTTGTCTTGATACCAGTCGTCAATTACTAACAAAATTTTTATTGCAGGATTTTTTTCTCTAATTGAAGAAATAAGATTAATAAATTTATCTTTCCACTCTTCAACAGGATAGCACCCTTCCCACAACATGGTCAATATCAAACATGACTGATTGTGAGTTGAAAGCAGGTCTGAAGTTTCTTTTACTATAGTGGGGATCACCACTGGATTATCTAAATAGATCGCTTCAATTTGATATGCAATGTGTTTTTTAGCTATCATGATAGTTCCAGTATGTTAAAGTGTTGCAGAGTTTTCTGTAATAGATCAATCTGTCTGCGACAATCTTCCAGGGCATGATGGCTAGTAGGAGGTTTAGGCAAGCCTGGCCATAAACTGAACACAGTTCTTGAATCACGCACTGAATAGAACTGCCAGGGTATGGGTTTGCCGTAGCTCTTGTATGCATGCTCCAGGATGTTCATATCATAGGTAGGACCTTGTGCCCATACCCTCTTGCTGTGCCAAATCAGCTTGCCCAGTTCATCCAAGGCTTGATCCAAAGGAATTCTACCTTGTTCATTGAACGCTTCTTCTCTAGCAGGGGCTGGTTGTGTGGCCCACCAATCAATGGTGCCTTGTTGTATGCTACGAGTTTCCTGACTTTCCAGTGTGACTCTAGCATAGTATTGTTGATCGTAGTAACCTGAGCCAAACGGATCAAACGCCTGAGCTGCAATAGTTAAGATAGTGGTATCCGGACCAGTTCCTAGTCCTTCTAAGTCAATCATTAAGTCTGCCATAGACTTATTGTAACATAGTTTTAATAAAAAATCTAGTGATTTTTAACCAATTACCCAAGTCAGAGGCTGAGAACCATCCACATAGTTTCGGAGATCCTGTATCAGCATTTCCATTAGAGCCTTGGCTTCGGCTTTCATAGCCGAACCGTTGAGAGTGCTGCCGCCCTGTGGTCCAGCAATGGTGCCAAATTTTTCACGTGCTTCGCCAATGATCATCTTGCAGTTGGCCACCATGAAGTCACGTATCCACTGTGATATTTGTGGATCGCTCAGCAAGTTAAATTCTGGTTTGTAATTGTAGGTCCAAAGCAACACTGATTCGCCTGTGGCTTTGGGGTCACGAATCAATTGTAATTTCTTGGTCACAGGGTTAAATGTATAATTCATGTAGGCACCAAACATACGTCCTGCCAGTTCCACATACTGACTATAAAAATCATAGGTAGCAAGTCCACCTGCCACGTTAAAGTTCATCAAATACACATTCATGCTGGCTTGGCTAAACGGGTCAAAGTTTGATGCAAAAGGACCTGTGCTGTCGCCAAAGGTTCTACGGAAAATCTGTCTCACTGTCTGCACTTCTTGTGCCAAGGTATACACATTGACATTGGTCACAAGTTCCATGAAAGTGTAACTTTCTTCATAGGCATTTTCAGCTCTTTGACGATAGGTACCAATGGTGGCGCGGTAGGCAGTTTCGTAGTGTTCAGCATCTAACTCAATATCAACTATGCCTCCGCCCAACTGATGCTGAACGTAAGTAAAAAGATTTTGTTTTAGTGTTTCTAACGATGTTTCTGATTGTATACCCATTGGAACTCCTGCTCCAATTATTTATGGTATTACCACACTCGAAGAATCACCAAATTTTCAGTGCCACGCCCGTTGAACGCAACTTCTGTGGCTCGGATATCTTTGTAGAATTTTCTGGCTGCTGGCTTGCCCACTGCACTGATACCTTTCAACTGCTCTGCTGGCTTGCGCAGAGTTTTTTGTTGTGTTTCCACTGTGCTGAATCCAATGATACTGTTGTTTTTTATGGTAAACGTTTTACTGTAATCATCTGCTACAACATGGATCAGTTTGCGTTTTTTGGTATCATACAACCAGGCTTCGGACTTGTCAATCAACTGACTGGCAGGCAAGCTCTTGAGTTTGAGTTCTGCAAACTCAGCCATGAATTTGAATTTGCTGGCTTGTTTCTCTGGGCTCACTGCTTTTTTGGCTCTGGGCTTGCGTTCAACTTTCTTGATCTGCACATAGGCACCACAGTCATTGATCACTGCTTCACAGAACTTGACCACATTACGCAATTGAATTTTGGTTAGATGGTTATAGCCTTCAGTCAAC